AATTGGAGTGTTCTCTCTTCTTTTCTTCTAGTTCCATGATCTGAGGCCCAATGGCAAGATACTCCTCAATGTGCTCATCTATCTCAGGAGTGCTGACAATTGAATTCTCTTCCGGATTGGCAAAGCGAGTATTTAAGTACTCAGCATATGCTTCTGTCCCATCAGGAGGAGGAGCAAACTGATCATAGTCCTCTCCTAACTCAAGAGCTAAACGACCTGCTTCAACCCGATCCCAAAAGTCTTTGGTTACATTAGCGATAGCGTCCATGATTTCCTGATCCTTCTCAAAATAGTGGACCTTCAAGTTTCTTCCGTCTTCAAGTGCAACCAAGTAACCTTTGTCTATACCAAGGCCCATCATGTAGGTTTGCAACTGCAAGTAATAGGATGGAGGAACACCACCTTCCCACTGCTTACTGCTCCAACCGCTGATTGTCTTAATCTCGATAATTGCCTCAACGCTGCTGAGATTAATCTGACCATTGCGTATGCGAATACCGCTTTTGTTTATCTGCAAGCGGTCCGGAGAGAAGAATAAGTGAGGATACTCAGGGTTTACGATGTAACCCACTGGCTCGTATAAAGTACGCACTTTGGTCCCGGCCTCATGATTCTTGAGCATGGACTCATCGTCTCCATCCCAATAGGAAAATATCTCAGCAACAGTCTGTTCCATAATAGTTCCCATGAACATAGGAATATTCTGCTGTGCTTTTTGGGGGATGAGACCAATCTTCTGGTAATATAATTCAGCTGGGCTCTTCCAGCTATTTACGCCCATCAATGTTCCGACCTCAGAAGCCCCTAAGCCTCGTGATCGGAAGTTAAGCCATTCGTCATAGGCTTTATCTTTGTTAATTTGTACTAGTTGTAGATTCATCTCTTAACACCCATTTTTCAAACTCTTCGGCAGCAAGCAGAGTCAATTCTACAAGTTGCTGAGGATTGTACTTCTTGTCTTCCTTCGCAATCCAACCGCTCATCAGTTCGACTGCACTCTTGATAGAAGACTGGCGTATGATGGAAACCTGCTCACTAGCATAATGCTTCATGTGAACAGGTTCCACCTTTTTACCAATCTTATCAGCAAGAGTAGGATTAGCTACGCCTCGTGACATAATTAAAATGGGAGATCGCTACCTTCTTCTTCCTGGTAAACTTCTTCTGTCTCAACAACAGAAGGACCGGCAACCATATTGTTATATGCTTTGGCCTCAGATGCACGAGCATTCAACTCGTTAACCTTGTCAATCCGGAAAGCTTCAACCTCAGACCAATCTACAGAAACAAGTTCTCCTTTTTTGTTGAACACCTCTTCGGGCTCAGGCATACCTTCACCACGCTTATATGCCCACTTCAAAGTCTCACCACCCTGCTTGAGGAAAAGAGCGGATCTTTTCTTATCGTCTACAATCTTTAGCGAGGGAATGAATTCTACTTTTTTACTTACATCGATGTTTGGAGCACAGTGTGCAAAAGCAATGAAGTATGCAGTCTGTTTACCGCTTTCTCCTTTGAGACGGATTTGCAGTTGATACACTTCATCGTCTTTGATGTCAATACACAGATCTGTACCATAAGTACCTTCTCTTGTACTGATGCCCAAAATGTAGCCCTCAATAGAATCGTACAGCTCATACTTCTTGTCACCTAAACTCTTGGCAATCTTGCCTTCTCTAATTGTCAGGTAAGTTCTCTTACCCATTCCAGTTTTTAATCCCATATCTATTTATTTTAAAAATGTAGTGCGAATATACTACAAGTTTTGGTAATTCCAAATTTTTTTCGTAAAATTGTAAAAGAATATGAACAACGAACTTAAAAACCGAATCCTGGGTCTTAAAGATCAACTTAAGCGTGGCGATATGGCTCGTATCGTAGAGAGAGTATCTGTCTTTGGTATTCAAAAGTATGATGTCTACAATATCCTAAATGGAAAAAGTCTTGTAGATACTCAGAAACTAATACTGGTGATGAAAGAAGTAAAACGTTGCATCGATGAAAATGAACGTTACCTCGAAGAGTTCGAAATGAAAATTTCTGAAAGTGACGCTTGATGAACTAGACCGGAAAATAATTGAGCTCAAAAAAAGAGGGCTCAATATTCTGATTGAAAACGAATTGATTGCCGATCTGAGAGGTCGGTACTATGAAACTGCTATTGACAAAAAAGTTGAGTCGATAACAAATCAATTACGAAAGAATGTCTTCTTCTTAGGAACTATTCATGATCAGAATGTATCCTACTCGAAAATCAAAGAGTTTATGGGTATTACAACTGATTCTAATTTAAATAAGATTCTTTACGAAGACTACAAACTAACTTATATCAAAACAGCAATCACCGTTGCGGAATTCTACGGAGTTCCGGTGGAGATACTATTATTTCAAGATTTAGAAGCCAATGAGCAAACCTTCAGACAACTCTATCCTGCTCTTTTCAGACAGGGTAGAAATTAAACCGCTATCAGTCAACGAGTGTTGGCAAGGTAAAAGATTTAAAACTAAAACCTATACGAACTACGAGAAGGAGATGATGCTTCTTCTGAGGGCCCACGATTTCGAACAATCCAAGGAGCCTCTAGAGATTTCTCTCACCGTTGGTGTCAGCAACGTAGCTTCCGATGTCGATAACGTTGTAAAACCATTCCTGGATATCCTCCAAAAGAAGTATAATTTCAACGACAAGTACGTTTTTCGTCTCATCGTAGAAAAAAATTTGGTGGTCAAGGGGGCCGAATTTATTGAGTTTCACATAAAAAAGTGCATTCCAAAACATTTTTTACTTGACAAATAATTTTTCTTGTTGTAATATTGCAGAGCAGTCCGATTTGTAATGGGGGTATTGTTGCGGAACTGCCTGGCGAAGACGTGGAAGTGTGAAAAAGTGGAGCTGGACCAAAAACCACCTGACCCAATTTTCAAAAAGCGTAAAAACACGTTTTTTTTGGAAAGGGGGGAAAGGGGGGTATGGTTTCTCTCAGGCTCCACATGGAAATGTGTTAACTTTAGCAAATAAGTTAAGACATTAAGTTAAGAATTTAAATTAAGAAAATAAATAAATTAGGGAGAGCTATTTCTTTTTTTTATCTTTTTTCCATAATTTTGTAATAAATGGCGTTTACAATCACAAACCAACCAAAACAGTTTTTGCCAGAAAGTGAGAAAACTAAGATTTGGTACAAGGAGAATCTCCAATTCATAATGAGTCATTTCAATAAAAGAAATGATCGCATCAGTAGAATAAGACAAACAAGAGACTACGAAAACCCAATTGATGAAATTGTTCGTATGTACACTTATTACTTGGGGAGACAATGGAACAAAGATTATTACTACACTACTCAAGACCAAAATTCTTGCGACCTACCAACCGTATGGATTAATGGTCAGAAGGTGACATCTCTTGTTGACTACATGGTGGGTAACGCAATCAAGATGATTGAAAATATCGAACCATCTGTAAAAGCCCAAAGTAAAACTGCTATAAACAAAAGAACCAAGTTGCTTGAAAGAGCTCTATTGATGTTTGATGCTCCGGAGATTTTCAATACCCTGGCAGAGTTTGGTTTTGAATACAAACCACTTGGTAATGCAACTGATCAGATGGAGATTCCGGAAGATGTTCATCGTTACATGGAGTATGATTACAGACAATACACCGAAGTATTGGCTATGCGTATGTGCGAAGACATCTTACATCGCAACGATTATAAGAACAAGTTAAAGCAAGCATTCTTATACACTTTGCTTGGAGGTCGTGTTGGATTAGAAAATAGAATCGAAAACGGCAAGCAGTACTTTGATGTTATTCTCCCTCACAATCTAATTTTGGATACAGCCAAAGATGATGATTTCAATCAGGAGGCCAGATTCGTAGGTAAAGTAGATTGGTTGAATACAACAGATGTTATGGAAAGATACCAGGAATGGTTATCACCGGAGGAGAAAGAAGAAATCAAGAACATCACAATGAATAACTTGTATCAGTTGCTTGATTTGACAACCCATCCTTACGCAACCAACTGGGCGTTTAACTATAACAATCTTCCTACCCTAGCTTGTGTTACCGGTTATTGGATTGGTATGAAAGATCTGGGTTATGAGGAGTCTAAGGACAAATTTGGAAATACACATATCTCCAAAATTCGCAATGGTCGTAAGAGCAAGTTTTGGACAAAGACCGTTTACAAAGGAACCCTGATTGGTAATAAGTATGTTGTTGAGTGGGAAGAAGTAACTAACCAAGTTCGCAAGCATGACAATCCCGGAGACGTAGAACTTCCTTTGAAAGTATTTATACCCAATATGGTTATGGGCGAGAACAGATCTATTGTTGCTCGTTTGCACCAACACCAGGATCGTATTGATTACATCACCAATGAGATTACCAAGATGCTGAACCGGGCAAAAGGTAAGGTGTACCTGATCAATAAACAAAAACTTGGTACATCTACTGCTAAAGACGTAATCAGTGATTTTGAACGTATGGGTATCCACATTACTGATGGCAGTGCAACCGGAGAAGAATTTGTTGCCGGACAGGATGCACGTTTAGTAGAGGTTGTAGATATGACTCTTGATCCTAACGTACAGCAATTGGTAAACTTACGTAGAGAAGAGGAAAGACTGATGGAAGAAATCGTTAACATTCCTAAGATTGCTCTTGGTCAGCAGTCAGGATATGTTGGAGCCAAAACTCAAGCTGGAACTATTGCTCAGTCAAATTTAGGAACCACATACTTGTATCAAGGATTTATCGAGTTCTTCCAAAAGGAATTGGCTTTTGCACTTAATCAGTACAAAGTTTCTTTGATGACCGAATCTGAACAAGAGATTCCGGTTGTAGGAACTCGTGGTAAAGAGTGGTTGAAAATCACCAAGGAGTTTCAAATG